CTATAGAACAAAAATATTTTATGCTGAATGATTGTTGGCAACAATAATCTTAGTACACTCACTCTTACTCACCGAAACCGGTCCCGGTCTGCGTGCGAAGACTGAGGTTGGCAGAGTTCACAATCAGATAGCTAGAGTTCTTGGCAGTCAAAAGGACGCTGTGGTTTTGGCTAGCCTGCCTTGCGTGCGAAGCTCACTTGGCTTCAAGCACTGTCTGCTGGCACACTAACCCTTCCGTGCAAAGACGGATGTGTTTATACCCAAAGGAATGTGCAATGGTGGGGGAACATCCCTCGAATCCCTCCCGGCCACCCCTCCCATCATCCAGGTGCGCGCCCACGGAACCACAAGAGACTATGTAGGATGCAAACATGTTTATTGCATGTTACATGATCAACACATGAGCCATATGAGCTACATCAATGGGGGAAACGACGCACAGTGTGTAAAATCAAAACGAGAAAGAGCAGCAGACATAGGGCAAGCACGATAGGAAGAGGCAAACCGTAAGACCCCATGAAAACCGCGACGCCATTATCTCCATCACAAAGACAACGACGCCTATCGAAAGGAGCAGGTACACGGTCGCTGGGGTCGGACATAGTATCAATATCATGCACAACAATGAGGAGGACCACCACAAATCAATATATATACAATGTATACAATGCAATGGGCAGAGAGAGGCAGAGGCAGCGGCAGTTGCACAGGCAAGTAGCAACTGCAAAGAGTAGGCTTTGCGCACGGCTTGATATAGGAAAAAATGAGGTAATTTTCTGGCAGAGATCCTACTTACTTTAAATTTACCTCCTTCGGCGCTTAGCGGCAACCGTTTTCGGTGCAGATTTCGTGATAGTTGTGCTCCTTCTTTTAACTACAGTTGTTGGGGTACGTACTCTGCGTGTGGTGGTCCTAGAGGACTGCGCGCGGAAACGTCTACCTAAGGGGAATTGCTGCAAGTCTGAAGACAGTCTTTCAGTGAAATCCAGATCCCAGAAAGTATATTTAGCATAGGGGTCTACCTTTTCCTTCTTATCTTTGTCTGGACAGCGGGTCGCCAAAGAAGTAATGTACCTATAGGTGTCTGAAAGATCACCAGACACTGTAGGGTTAACACCTATCTCCCAGTCTTCAAGTATATTCGGATCCATGCCATTGAGCAAGGTAAGGGTGGCAGGATTAAGGGGCACAGCACATAATTGCAGTATCATGGATATTTCATACTCTTCCACATGCCTCACATAGTTGTTATAATTAGTTGCCTGCCAATTGTCATCTTCAGCAGCGTCTGTAGCAGCATTAATTGTGAAATTGAGACCTCGTGTATTGTCTACTACGGTTATAAAGCATTGATTGCCCCAAAGGACGCCATTGTTCTGACCTTGGCCTCTCAACAGCCAATAAGGTCTATTGTGAACCTGTCCTTCAGTGGTGACAATAGAACCACTAGGGGTTCCATAATATACTATGGAACCCCTAGTTCCACTGTCTGGTTTACGCACATAATACATGCTCTCAGGCACCTTATCAGCACTGACCCCTGTCCGAGTGAAATAATGCCTGGTATAAGTTTGTTCCTTGCGCACCGAAAAGAAGCAGCTATTGCCATAAACATCTTTGGCCATCTTAAGCCAGTCAGGGTAGACAGATTTAGTCCCGCTAATGTCAATAGGAGCACCAGACTTGTCCTCTTGGAGGGCTCTAAAGTCCATGTGCCCAAACCCTATATCTATCATGGTACCGTCTTCAATAACAGTAGAGCGCAGCTCTAACGCTGGGCACTTGCCCTTATCAAGGTTAGGTGGGGTATCCCCTGATGCACAGGGTAATGTACGGCCCCAATATTCTCCTTCTGCAGGCACGCAGCCTACTATAAGCATTTGTGTTTGTTTGGGTTCCATGGCAACATTGTAGCGTACTGCATTGCCATTCATGGGACGCTCATAGGCATTAGGGTTTTCCGCATCCATATTACGTGCAAAGAAGGGGTTCCCTGTAATGCCCATGCCTAAGGGACCTCCACGGCCCACCTCCAAGCCACGGAGGCACCAAACTAGCCTCTCAGTGTCAGGATCAAAGACAGACGGTTCAGGAAGAGCAAACTTATTAGGATCCGGCAGCTTAATACGAAAAACCCTATACTGGGACCCAGAAACCTTAGGAACAATCGTCTTATTCTCAGCATCCTGTATAGAAAAGAAAGGATGCCCCACAGTGAGAAGCCTATCACTAGTAGCGTGGTAGAAGTGGTCTGTTCGCCTAATAAATTCATCAGTACTGGGTATGGTAGTCACAGGTGTAGGTGCCACATATATTTTCTGGGAACTAGGAATCCATACAGCCATCTGCAAGAGAACAAAAAGACACTGTTTTGCGCTTGCGCTTCTTTCTTTGCAGACTAGGGGCCAGCCAGTATGGAAAACTGTCTGTAGACTCCACATAAGAAGGACCAACAGGACTTATAGGCTCAATGGGCCTTGCAGGGGTAATATCTGTGTCAATAGCTGCCTCTCCTGAGGAGTCATGGTCCTGCGACTCATCAGGATAATATACAAATATGTCCCTGTCACTAGAGGCAGAAGCAGGAATGTTTGTGCGAGGGGTAGGTATCTCAAATGTGATCCATTGCCTGTCCCTAGAGCCCCCACGGCTAACACCAACTGTTTGCTGCTGACCTGAATGATCCTGCAATAAAGGTACCTCCTCAAACCCTTCTTCAAGAGAGGATACCTCAGTAGAAACATCTGGAGGAGCCCCCACAGCTACATCACCTCCAAAGCTAGTGTCCGCAGGCATCACTGCATATGTGCTAGAGTCACTGGCATGAGGGTAACTCAAGGGTTGCAGCTCTATGGCTTCCCCTATGCTGCTGATGTCCTTGTAGAGGTGTAACTGGGGTCCTACAGTGGCCCCACTGCGGGTCCGCATGGCAGCAACACTGCCTACCCTGCTGACCCGGACGTGGCCTGTGGGTGCTTCCCCTAGTATTTGCCTATGAAGTGTGTGGACATCCCTGAAACGACTGTCGGGTGCGGCTGTAGGTTGATCAGTGTCTATACTGAACTCTATGGTTTCATCCGGGTCATAGGCAGGGTTTTGAAACCCATACTCAACCAGCTCGCCTGGTGCAGTTAAAAATAAAGGGTCCTCCACAGGTACTTGCTTGACAAACCTGTTGTATAATGCTTTGACCTTTCGAATGGGGTTAGTTCTCTCCTTGGGAGTGCTTGTGCGAAACTCCAGGTCTGCCTCACGGTCATAAACCTGCAGAGGTATGTCCCCTTCCTCCACAACAAAGGGGTCAGTGGCCTCAAAGTCCACAACAGTGTATCTGGCTCCACCAACCTCTGCAGAGGTCCCAAACGAGGTTGTGGCATGGAGTATAGCAGGGTCAGTGTGGTGAGGGGTTGATGTGCGAGGCAGGAGGGGTATATCCTCTCCCACATCTATGATGGCAGGATTATCAGACCCCCCAGTATCAATGGGGTGCACAGGAAAGTAGTCTGCAGGGTGATGGACCTCTGCAACAACTTCCACAGTGCGCCCACCACCTGTGGGCAAGGATTCATCTATGACTGCAGGGTGTGCAGGATATACCCCATTATCTGAGATGACAGAGGGGTCAGAGGGGGCTATAGGAACTATTTCATCCACAACCTCGGGATGCCTAGGCAGTATAGGTTCCATTTCTATGAGCACAGGGTCAACTACAGCAGGATCAACCACTGCAGGGCCTACATCAATGGGTCCAACGGCTTCAATGGGGGCTGTAGGGACCACAGGACGTGTTGCGAGCCCCGGTCGGGGCCAGGCCCCAACCCCGACCCCTCCACCTCGCCCCAGTGGGACATATCCCAAAGGATTAGCGGATCCTTTGCCGGTACTGATCCCCAGGTTACCCAGGAACACACCCGCGCTACCCCATTGCAGAATTTTATCTGCAACAGTCTTGCCTTCAATTTTATTAACAACATCAGGCGGACACGTTCCAAAATGGATGCAATTTCTGTATATATTTTCAGCACTATCCCTGGGAACCCTTCTCCGTTTAGCAGGATGCATTTAAGCAAAGCAACAGCAGCTGTAAGCATGGGGGTACAGATTAACTAAAAAATGGCATAGTCCCACATAAATATTGCACTGTCTCTGGTACAGCACCACAGTCCAGAACGTCCTCGCGCTGTTTATCTGTGTTAAAGCGCACGATGACCTCTGCGTTGCCTTCCCGATCTGTCAGGCCCGCTCGCAACCATCTGAACGTGGTAGAGACGCTGGTAAAGAGTGCACTGTGATCCCTATGCCATCGATACCTCAAGCACTTCAAGCCGTTGCCGTTTCCTCTAACGATTAGGATCGGAGCAAGAGTAGACGCCGCTTGGTCCGGTCGACAGCGTCGTCCACGTCCCTGCGCACCAGGTCCAGCAGATCTTGCAGCGCGTCGCGGAGCGCGTCCTGCAGATCCCCTTGTAGGCGACTGCGACGGGCGTCCTCCTTCTCCTTCTCCTTGTCTTTGTCCTTGTCCCGGCCACCGGCGCTCTGGGTTGCTGGATCTTGTGGGAGATCCTCCTTGGTCAGGTAGACCTCTTCTTCTCTTTGATGGCGGTGTTTGTGCTCCTTCTCCTTCTCCTTCTCCTTGTCCTGCAGGTAGCGATCCAGGGCTCTCTTCACGTTGTCTTCTAGCTCTTGGAGAACGTGGTGTGGAGCTGGACACAGGATGGAAGTTGGTCAATACCTCTGATTTATATTTCACAGTATACAGTCCTGTCTTACTATATGTTTCCGCGTCTTGTGCAAAGGTCACATAGTATTCTTTCAGCCCCTCACTTTCATAGTACAGTCCATATATGTCCACAAGGCCTTTTACTTTAAGCCACACATCGTCGTCCTCTTGCACATATATGTCCTCCCACCCTGTGTATTCCATACAGTTCTCCTCTGAGTTATCATACATCACCAGCACAGTATAGCCCCGTTTTTTGAAACAGTTTCTAGGGGCAGCTGTGTATGCTTCTCGACTGAGCTCCTGCAGGCTCCATGGCTCTGCCCCAAACCCTGACCGCTCCAAGCTTTCTGCGGCCAGCTGCATAGCAATGGCGTCCCGTGCGCGTGCTTGGCTGACCTGTGCTGCTGGCACAGGCATGTGTCCCAATGTCTTAACCCCTTTGTCTCTCGCATAATGCAACAGTGCGTTCTCTTTACGCACTGCTCTCCAATATTCACAGTGGTCAGCCAGTTTCTGGCTGTCTAGTTCATAATGCTTCAGTATCCTCTCTTGCAGCACATCGAAACGCTCTCTGAGAGCTTCCATGTTCTGAGTCCTCCTCCTCCTCAGGAGGGGTCAGCTCTAAATGCTGCGTAAACTTTTCAAAAAAGCTTTTCCAATGTGCATTCGTAATCAACACAGTAGGTCTGCCATCTGCCCCCAGCTGCAATGGACAAGGAAAAGAAATGCATTTAACCCTGCTGTGCAAATACTTGTGATTCTCATCCTCACTGATGTTTATGTTTGATGTGATCAGCAGAGGGGGACAAACTGTCTGTAATGGTGCTTTATGTTTCATATCCACGCTGATGGGGTTTCCATCTAGCATGTTACGCAGGTATACATTTATATATGTCCAGCATGCGCCTGTGGCATCATCCAACATGGCCACTTTAGCCCTCACGATAGGCTGCAGCCAAAACTGGCTTCTAGAGTTCACATAGGACAACACTGCCCCACTCATAAACTTCATCAGACTCATGCCGAACATAGATTTGCCTGTATTAGGGGGGCCATGTATACATATGGTGTTTCTCTTAGGAATAGCCTTTAGCCAGTCTCTGAATGTTCGCAGAAATGGTATCACTTCTACTCCCTGGTGGCGCAGAAATTGCACTATGGTTTTCCAGTCCCCTGTGCTTTCTGACACCAACTTACACCTTGACCATATCCACTCAGACATGCTCATGTCCTGCATTTCAGCCTGTTTATAGTATCTCACCATTACTGCACAGTCTCTAACATGCTTGGCCTGTGTGCTAGTCATGAGCCATGCACGAGCATTCTTGTCTTCTTCTGCATACAGTGCATACTGATATGCAATGTTTGCCTCTTCCACTATATTATTATCATAGGCCCACTGCACCATCACCCCAAAGTCGAAGGTGGTATTCTCGGCCATTATGTGCGAGATCATAGTTTGCTTTGCAATCCAGTCTGGATAATTCCCTGTGGTGTCAGCTACTTTTGTAGTTCCTTTCTGCACCCAGTACAGGGCTGCAGGGCTTGACCGAACATTCGGGGGCTCGCACAACATCAGCTCCTCGCTGGCATTACATATAGACTTAAACAGTTTATGCACAGTCTCTCTGCTCTTTGCTGTTTTAAATTCTGCCAACATCAAGGCGACGCCACCTTGTCGTCCTACTTGCAACTGCATGTTTGTATATGTGCAGTGGTCTGGCAGTACAGTCTTAAGGCACTCGTACAATGGCCCTCCTAACGCATACAGCACAATGACCCACGCTTTGGCACACGTCTTGTCACTCTTGAACTTTCTGACTAAGTCATTAAAGCCTATGCCATACAGCTCCTTAAACCTGGCATACATACATGCTTTTCTATTACTACTCCTCAATATGGCCGTCGCAAAGTCAAGGACCTCCCCTTCCCGAACCGGTTCCGGTTGCGAGCTACCTGTTCCCTCGCTCCCTGGGTCTGTCGGGGTCTCTGTCAGTGAGTCTGACTGAGGGGTGCTCTCGCTTTCCTGCCCTTCACCCGGGGTTCTGCCCTCCAAGGTCCCCTCTACCTGTAAGGTGTTTTCCGATGCAGGAGTATCTGCAGCTTCATTTGTAAGGGTCAGTGTTAGCTCTACCCCGCTGTCGTCCCCCGGCTTAAACAGCCGTTTCTTTGCCACTCTGGACCTCTGTGGCGATATTCTCATGGCGTCTAGCCTTGGGCTTAGCCCTTGCAAGTCTTTTGTGTCTGGTGTACAATGGTGCTTTCGTTTTAAAAGGCTAACAAGTTTTTCATCATCCTCTGCCTGCTGTTGTTGAAATAATGCTAGGGTATTTCCCTGGGCATTATCCACTTCATCTACATCATCATCTATTAGGTCAGATACATTAGACGCCTCTGACCCTTCGTCCTCGTCTGTCTCCCCCCCCTCACTACAGTCTGCCTCTCTATCTAGGAATCCCTCCCCACTAGGCCCCTCTTGGGGGTCTGTGTCCGTACCTGAAGTGGCCATTGTGCTGTTAGCGGTTTCTAGAGCAGTGGCTGCAGACTATGTTGACTTCTAGGCGCAGTAGAGAAGCCAGGCGACGTATCCCCGAGTGCGTGGCTGCCAGCACCAGAGACAATGGTGCCTTACACTGAATGCAATCTAGGGCGACTCTGTACAGGTGTAACTCCGCCTCCAATTCCTCTTCTGATGGGAGGCTCTCATAACATCTGAGGTCGCATGTTGTTACAGCATCGCCCTCTGCTACAGCAGCCAGGTCCGGCAATCCCCCAATCATTCTTTGCCGTCCGGGACCATGCACATGCGACACACAGCTCTGTATTGGCGGTCCCGGACCCAGCAAGCCCAAAATCCAGCTCTCAAATAAACCAACTTTTCAACAGTGTCCAGATTCTTGAGACAAAGCGTGCAGAGTACCACAATATCTGCTATGTTCTTGCCCTCTAATGCCTCTATCTCTGGAATGGTCACAGGCACCAGGTTTCCCGTATCTCTGTCATGGCGTGCTGCTGCTCGTATGCAAGGGCTGCAACATGCTCTTGGTTCCCCTCCCCTGTAAATCAGCCTGTGGTCTCGGACATCGAAGCTGTAGCGGTCTTGCAGGCTCAAACTTTTGTTGCAAAAGTGGCACTTAATATCAAGGTCCTCGACCTTGATTCCCAGTGCCTTGACCAGCCCTGAGATACTCTGAGGTCTTCTGCGCGCCATGGTACCTTTGCAGTGTTGCCATGGTCTTTTATACTTGCACCGAAACCGGTTTCGGTC